TCTTCAGGACCACAGGTAGGGGTTAATATAAGTCGCCTACCAGCAGGGGAAGATATCACACAGATGCATCCTTGGAAGATTTGGCAGTTCCAGCAGTCTGAGTACGGAGATGCGTCTCAACCGATAAACTTTTTCCAACCACAGTCTAATGCACAAGAGCTTATGGCTGTGTTTGATAGATTCATGGATATCGCCGACGACATCACAGGTATTCCGAAATATATGACGGGGCAACACGTCCCAGGTGCAGGACGTACGTCGTCAGGGCTGTCTATGCTAATTTCTAACGCAGGTAAGAGTATTAAGCAGGTAATCGGTAACATCGACCACGATGTGTTGAACCCGATGCTTGAGAGACAGTACCAGCGAAACATACGTTATAGTAATGACCCGGAGTTAATTGGAGATGTTCAAATTGTCGCACGAGGCGCAACGTCGCTTGTCGTTAAAGAATCAGAAGCTGTACGTAAGACTGAGTTCCTACGTTTGGTATTGGAAAGCCCTGTTGCACAGCAAATTGTTGGCCTACCAGGAACGGCTGAACTATTACGCGACCTTGCTGGAAACCTCAACACCAATATTGACAGGCTTGTCCCGTCTCGTGAAGAAATCCAGAAACAACAAGAGCTAGCGGCCCAGCAGCAACAGCAGGAAGCAGCGATGCAAATGCAGATGCAGCACCAACAAATGGGTATAGCACCGCCGCAATCCGCTAACTTACAGGAAGACGGTACTCCTCAGGGAGGCCGCCAAGATAATAATATAAGCCCTAAACCTAACGGTCGATAAAATAAACAGCACACGCGTTACGTTTTAGGTATGATATAGGTACATGATTAACACTAACACTCTATCAGTACAGGAGAAACAAGCCCTAAACCGGCTTCAGGACCCATCAACTGGTAAAGTATTGGAGCTTCTTCAGAGAGAATTGGATGGAGCGAAGCAGAAGCTAGTGTACGCAAGCGATACGGGAATTATTCACCGTTTGCAGGGACGAGCAGAAGCTTTTGAAGATTTGCTTACTGTGGTTAAAGAATCACAGAAAGCAGGATAGGAGCGTTAGGTAACTAACGCATTTGTGGAGCACACCATAAAGGGAGCAGCATACCAATAGGACGCTGCGTAACAGAGTTGGTGCTTTAAGGAGAAGAAAAAATGGCATTGCCAAAACAAGTGCAAGCACAGCTTGCGGAAGTTGAAGAGTTAGAGAAAAAACTGAACGCCCAAGGCGAACTTACAGAGGAAGGCGAAACACCAGAACTGGAAGTAGTCAAGGATACCAAAGAAGAAGTATCGAACGAACAGCCTACGAAAGAAGCTGCACAAGAAGAAGCAAAGCCGGCTGACAATCTCGGCAAGGAAGAAACAGATAGTTTTAAGCAGAAGTACAGCACCTTACGGGGTAAGTATGATGCTGAGGTACCTAGACTGCATCAGCAGGTTAGAGACCTTACGGACCAGTTGGGTTCTATCCAAAAGGATATTGCCGCTGCGAAGGAAGAAAAAGCTGCTAAACCCAAAGAGAAAGTTAGTTATGTAACCGACGCCGATCGAGAAGAGTATGGCGATGATTTGATTGAGTTTCAACGACGTGTTATTAAAGAGGTGTCTCAGGATTATGAGACCCGTTTTGAGAAACAGGAGAAAGCATTTGCTGACCTACAGAGTAGTGTTGCAAATACCGGAGACCAAATTGGAGAGATGAGTTTTACCCAAAAGCTAAATGTTTTAGCCCCAGGGTTCGACCAGCTCGATAGTGATGAACGTTGGGTATCGTGGTTAAATGAGTACGACCCTATGTCTATGGGACCACGAAGAACTCAAGCTCAAGGTGCGTTTGATAGGAATGATGCGGAAGCGGTAGCTCACTATGTGAAGTTATTCCGTGAAAGTGTTAGCCCTGTTGACCAAACCAAGAATGATCGCCAGTCAGAACTCGAGAAGCAGGTAACGCCAAATCGTTCAGCGAGTCCTAGTGCAACTAGTAGTTCGGGGAAAGGGTCTAAAGTTTACTCCAATCGCGAGATTGAAGCGGGCTGGACTAAAATCCGAACACTTAACACCAAGGGTAAAATTGAAGACGCGGCAAAACTTGAAGCTGAGCTAACGCTAGCTTACATGGAAGGACGAGTTAGAAGCTAGTCACGTTGTAAGCAGGTAGTTAGCCAACAAAAACTGTTAACTTTTAAAGGAGTAATAAAATGGCTGTATTTCCTACAACCGGTGCATTCACCACGAGTCCGACTTATTCAGGCGGCTTTATCCCACAATTGTGGTCTAATAAGCTAAACGCTAAGTTCTATGCAAACACAATGATGACTGAAATCGCTAATACCGACTGGGAAGGCGAAATCAAGAATCAAGGCGATACTATCCGTATTCGCACTGCACCATCAATCACGATTAATGATTATAGTGGCGCGGGTTCAACATTAACAAGCGAAGTACCTGTACCGATCTATGCTGACATGCAGATCAATAAAGGTAAGTACTTCAGTGTTCAAATTAACGACGTATTAGCGCATCAAGCTGACATCGACTTAATGAATACATTTACAGATGACGCTGCTAAGCAACTGAAGATTTCTATCGAAAACGAAGCTTTCTTTCAGTGGTTTTCAACTGAAGGTGCTCACGCATCTAATAAAGGTGTTACTGCAGGCGCAATCTCAAGTTCTTACAACTTGGGTTCAGACGCAGTTCCAATTAACGACGCTACACCTAAGAATATCCTAGATACTATCTTACGTATGTCGGCTACTATGGACGAGCAAAACATCCCTGAAGAAGGTCGTTGGTTAATTCTCTCTCCACATGAGCGTCAATTACTAATGATGACTGACATCGCACAAGCGTATTTCACTGGTGACCAGTCAAGTACAATCCGTACTGGTAAGATTGGTATGCTAGACCGTTTCACGGTTTATGTATCTAACTTGTTACCACACGGTGCTGCTGGTAAAGCAACTGTAGCGGGCTTAACTGCTACGTCTACAGGTGCTACGCTAACAGGTGCTAAGGTACGTCGTATGATGGTTGCCGGTACTAAAGCATCTTGTGCTTTTGCATCGCAAATCTCTAAGACAGAGCCTCTACGTAACCAAACTGACTTCGGCGATATCGTTCGTGGTCTATCTGTTTACGGCCGTAAGGTTATCAAATCTGAAGCGTTAGTAACTGCTTTAGTTGGTACACCTTAATAGGTAAAGTAGTTCTACCAGTAGGGGTGTCTTCCTGAGCCCCTACTCACTTTACCAACCTAATTACGGAGAGACCTTGTGGCAACAGTTAAAGCTATTGACGTTATAAAACGTGTCGAGGATGTTATTCAAGATAGTAACGTTCGCTGGCCGCGCATAGAACTACAGAACTGGATTAATGAATCCTATCTGCAAATCGTTCTATTGCGCCCCGACGCTAATTCAAAAACGGGTACCTTTACGTGCGCTGTAGGAACTAGACAGGTCCTAACCACAGGTTTTTCCACCTCGCTACGTCTACTAGACGTGGTGAGAAACCTAGCTGCTTCTTCTAAGAAGAAAGTAGTTAGACTTATTAATAGGAGCGTCTTGGACGATCAGCGTCCTTCTTGGCATGCAGAGACCACTACGGTTGATGTCCAGAACTACACGTTTGACCCAAGGCAACCTAAAGAGTTTTTTGTATACCCTCCAGCGACGGTAGAGGCACAGGTAGAAGTTGTGTACGCTGACGCGCCAGGAGCCCACGCGCTATCTGAGGCCGACTTAAACCCTTCCTCAGGTAACACAGAAGTGATTAAGCTAGATGATATATACCTAAGCGCTATTGTAGACTGGGTGTTGTACCGAGCCTTTTCTAAAGACGCCGAGCACGCAGCTAACGCTTCCCGTGCAGGGGCGCACCACCAAGCATTTATATCAGGTATTAGTGACAAAACTAAGAGTGATGTAAGCGCTTCACCTACGGAGGCAGTGTAAATGGCTACTAAATGGGAAAAGTTTTACTCTCGAGTGCAACCTTATGTCCCTGGCTGCCCTGAGATTGTTATTGAGGCCCACCTACAAGAGGCTGCTGCTGAGTTCTGCGCTAAGAGTGAAGTATGGCGCTTTAACATAGAACCTAGTTACACAAGTAAAGGTACGTCCGACTATGA